TAGCACATACTGGTGGAAACACGGCACTTGTTGGAACAGGTAATACTGATGGAAATATATCAGGACAAGTTAGAAGTGCATCAACAATCACAGTTATGGAGATATCAGCATGAACCACAAAGCAATTCGGGCTTTATATTCAAATGTTGTCACTATTGATGACGGGGCTGGTTCTTTTGATGCACAAGGCAACAAGGTAACTATTGATATGTCAGCAGTCAACGCATGGGTTGACCCAGAAGCATACATAGCCAAACGCCAAGCGGAATATCCCCCCATGACGGACTATTTGGATGGCATAGCCAAAGGTGACCAAGCACAGATTAACAAATACATAGCCGACTGCCAAGCCGTAAAAGCGAAATATCCAAAATGAACCAAGAACTTCAAAGATATTACGAATCCCGCTTTGACACTATGGCAACAGAGGGATGGAAAGACTTAATAGAGGATATTGACACAATGATCAATTCATTGAACAATATCAGTACAATCCCTGACGAAAAGTCCTTGCAATTCAAGAAGGGCGAATTGTCAATACTCACATGGCTGAGAACCTTGAAAGAGGTCAGCGAGAGAGCATTTGAGGAATTGAATGAAAAGACTATTTGATTTTGCCTGTGAAAACGGGCATAAAACTGAGAGACTTGTTGATTATGAGACAACAGGTTTTAAGTGTGAGTGCGGAGCAACAGCCAACCGACTCATAAGCGCACCTAACTTCAAGTTAGAAGGGTGGTCTGGTTCTTATCCATCAGAGCATGGTAAGGTCGAGAGAAAACACCTAGACAGATTGAAGTGGGAGCAAAGTAACAACTCACAACCATAAAAGTGGCGAGTTAAATGTCCTAGAACCGATATCGGCAGGAAAAGGAAGAAATATGTTGATTGATAATGAAGATGAGATGCCAAGTGAGTTAGATGTTGTTGAAGAACAACAGCAAGAGAAGCAACTCCCTGAAGTAACCCAATCTCCAGAGTTTCCTGAGAAATACAGGGAAAAGACTCTAGAAGAAGTTATAAAAATGCACCAAGAGGCTGAAAAGTATATTGGTACTGTCGATAACCATCCAGATGTAGTTGCAGGCCGCCAAGCTGCTCACGACTTCAAACGGATGCAGATTCAACAAAAGCTAACGCAAGAGCATCCCGACTATGGTCAGGTTGCCTCAGACCCAGACTTTGCAAATTGGGTGAAATCTTCACCTATTCGCATAAATCTGTTTGCCAAAGCTGATGGTGAGTTTGATTACGATAGTGCAAACGAATTACTTACTACTTATAAGCAGTTGCGTGGTATTAAGGCAAAACAGACTAGCGATGCTGGAGAAGCAAACCGCAAAACTAACCTTAAAGCTGCATCTGTTGATGTAGGTGGTAGTGGTGAATCAGGAAAGAGGGTTTATAGACGGGCTGACCTTATTCGGCTAAAAATGGAAAATCCGAACAGATACGAAGCCTTGAGTGATGAAATCATGCAAGCCTACGCAGATGGACGGGTCAAATAATTAACTTATCGATTTTTGGAGATTTATCATGCCTCTTGGTACAAATAATGTGACAGTTACGACAGCAGCGACGTTCATCCCTGATATTTGGTCAGATGAAATCGTTGCGGCTTATAAAAAGAACCTCGTCTTAGCAAACTTGGTTATGAAGATGTCTTTCAAGGGAAAGAAGGGTGATGTAGTTCACGTTCCTTCTCCTACCCGTGGTTCAGCGTCTGCAAAGGCGGCTGGTTCACAAGTGACTTTGATTGCCGCAACGGAATCTGAAGTTCAGGTAGCAATTGACAAACACTATGAATATAGCCGTTTGATCGAAGACATCGTAGAAGCACAGGCTTTAAACAGTCTGCGTAACTTCTACACAGCAGATGCTGGTTACTCTTTGGCTAAACAAGTCGATTCAGACTTGATTAACCTTGGACGTTCAACCAATGGTGGTGCTGGTACTAACGTGTATGCAACTGGTGCGTTTATTGGTGGTGATGGTACGACTGCTTATGTTGCCGCAAACAACAATGAGTCAGCTTTGACCGATGCCGCTATCCGCAGAACTATTCAGCGTATGGACGATACCGATACCCCAATGGACGGAAGATTTTTTATCATCCCACCATCAAGTCGTAATACCTTAATGGGTCTTGCACGTTACACAGAGCAAGCCTTTGTTGGCGGTACTAACAATACCATCCGCACAGGTGAGATCGGTAACTTGTATGGTATCCCTGTGTTTGTCTCAAGCAATTGCGACACAGCATCTGGAACTAACAACCCACGAGTTTGCTTGATGGGACACAAAGAGTCTGTTGTTCTGGTTGAGCAAATCGGTGTGCGTTCACAAGTTCAGTACAAGCAAGAGTATCTTGCTACGCTGTTCACATCTGATACCCTTTATGGCGTTCAGATTCTTCGTGCGGCAGCAAGTTCTGGTGCGGCTAAGTCTGCATCTATGTTTGCTCTCATAGTTCCTGCCTAATTGCAGTTGCGCCCCCTGCCCTAGTGGCGGGGGGACTTTTTTAACCTAATTAGGAGAATCTTATGGCGGCGGCAACAGCAGTAACTTCCCGTAGAGGGACAGACCAATTTAGAGGTTTATTCTCTGATACTTGGTCGGTAACGGCAACCTTGAACGCATCATCTTTGACAGATGGTACGGGAGAGACAAACACGATAGCAGTCCCAGGCGTTAAGTTGGGCGATATTGTGATGAACATTAGTATGGGCGTAGATGTCTCTGGCATCTCCATTACTCCTTATGTTTCAGCGGCAGATACTGTGTCTATTCGTTTCCAAAACGAGTCAGGCGGTACATTAGATTTGGCATCCACCACAGTTAAATGTGTGGTTGTTAGATTAGTCTAAAGATCGGGGGGCTTGCTCCCCTTTCTTTTAAGGATAAATATGGCTTTGTTTCGTTGCAATAAATCTGGCAATACAGTCGAATTCAGATATGACTTTGATATTGTTGAGATGCGTAGACACCCTGAATACACAGAGGTTGATACTTCTGCTGTCGTGGAGGTTGAGAAGGTTGATGGAACAAGGCAGACACTAACTTTGAAGAAACCTATGGGTAGACCCCGTAAGGAACAATTGTTATGAGTGATATTGATGCAAGAGATTTCGGCAGACTGGAAGCCCAAGTGGAGGCTTTGCAAGTGGAAGTTCACCAATTGAGCAATGATGTTCGTGCTTTACTCGAACTAGCAAACCAGTCTAAGGGTGGCTTTTGGATGGGTATGGTCATTGCCTCTGCCTTATCTGGCGTGGTAAGTTTCTTTGCCGCAAGGTGGTTGAAGTAAATTAACTAGGAGATTACTATGATGTACGGAAAATCAAGCAAGATGACAGGCTCAAAGATGCCAAAGAAATCAGAGAAAAAGGGTATGCCTATTTCCATTATGGTTGCTGTTGGTAAGCCAAAAGGTCTGCCCATGCGTGGTCAGCGCACCGCTACCAACATGATGAAGAAGTCTGGGAGAAGTAAATGAGTTCACTATCTGGGGCAAAAACCCTTTTAAGTGCAGTAGTTGCTACTGGAGCATCTACTTCCGTCCAAGCAGACGCAGGACAACCAGCATTTTTGCAAGTTACAGGGATAACAACTGCTACTGTTGCTTTTCAAGGTAGTTTGGATGGAACAACCTTTGCAACGATTGGTACTGCTTTGACTGCTGATGGCATTGTTACTATTGCCAATGCACCAAAGTATTTGAGAGCCAACTGTACAGCCTATACCTCTGGAACTATTACGGCAAAGGTCTTGTACTAGTATGAAGAACCAGCCACACTATTTGCCTGATGGGAAACTGTACAAAGGTGAGACACATAAATCTGGGTCAACTTTAATGACTGGTGCAAAGCATAGTGCAAGTAGTAAAGTTTTAACTCACACCCCTACCAAGAAGGCGAAAAAGAAATGAAACAAGGTCTATATGCCAATATCAATGCCAAGCAAGCAAGAATTAAGGCTGGCTCTGGTGAGCGTATGCGGAAAGTTGGCAGCAAAGGTGCGCCAACTGCTCAAGCGTTTAGGGAGTCTGCTAAAACTGCAAAGAAACCAAAAAAGGTGAAGTAGATGAAATCTCCAACTTGGCAAACAAAAGCTGGTCAAAATCCAAAAGGCGGCTTGAATGCCAAGGGGAGAGCATCTTATAATAGTGAAACTGGTGGTAATTTAAAAGCACCAGTAAAGTCGGGGGACAACCCTCGCAGAGCAAGTTTCTTGGCTCGTATGGGCAATAATGCTGGTGCTGAGTACAAGAATGGTGAACCGACAAGACTGCTTCTTTCGTTAAAAGCATGGGGTGCAAACTCCAAGACTGACGCAAAGGCAAAAGCCAAGTCTATTTCCGAACGAAATAAGGCAAAGGCAAAATGAGAGCATTATCGGTTGGCGCAAACCTCACAGCAAACACGCTGACAACCCTTTACACAGTACCTACTGGTTACTACGCAAGGGTGGTGTTGCTACGAGCCGCCAATGCAACTGCATCTACTAAACACATTACTTTTGATTGGGTAGACACTTCTGCCTCTGTTACCTATTCGCTTGTCTATCAAACAACAGTAACTTCCAAAACTACCCAAGATTGGGGTGGAACATCCTATTTTGTGATGGAAGAAGGCGATATATTGAAAGCAACATCTGAGGCGGCATCTACCTTTGCGGTGGCTGTCACCATTGAAGAAGAAGGATTAACACGCACATGACCTACTTAGAAATGATTAACGATGTGTTAGTTCGACTCAGAGAGCCTGAAGTCACTACTTTCACCGAAACCACTTATTCAACCTTGATTGGCAAGTTTGTCAATGATGCCAAGCGTCAAGTTGAAGATGCCTTTGGTTGGAACGCATTAGTTCAAACTATCACAGTTACCACAGTTGCAAACACTTCCTCGTACTCCCTCACAGGAGCTGGGCAGAAGTTCCAAGTCTTAGACGCAATCAATACCACTAGTGTTTTGGGCATGACAAACATTGATTTTGTCACTATGAACCGCAACATCAACTTTTTGCCTGTGGGTACTTCAGCACCAGTTAACTATGCTTTTAATGGCGTAGATGGTAGTTACGATACAAAAGTAACCCTGTATCCAGTTCCAGATGCTGTATACACAGTTAAATTCTCTTTAGCCGTACCACAAGCAAGTCTGGCTTCTAACGCTACTATTGTGTTAGTTCCTGATGTTTTAGTAGTGCAAAACGCCTACGCAAGAGCATTGGTGGAGCGTGGCGAAGATGGTGGATTGACTTCCTCAGAGGCATATAGTTTATATAAGGCAATGTTGTCAGACTATATTGCTTTGGAAGGTACACGCTATCCTGATCGTGGGGAGTTTGTAGCGACATGAGCCAAGCAATCCAAGTCTCTAGCATAAGCGCACCAGGCTTTTACGGGTTAAACACCCAAGATTCTCCTTTGGACTTGAATCAAGGATTTGCTTTAGTTGCTACAAATTGCATCATTGACCAATATGGACGCATTGGCGCACGAAAAGGCTTCTCAAGAGTTAATTCCTCAAGCGGTAATTTAGGCGCAAACGATGTAAAAGTTATCCATGAGTTAGTGCAGCTTGATGGAACTTTGACTATATTGTTTGCT